GAAAAGTTAGACGATTGGGGTTTAGATATTCCTAACTTTAACAATGTAGATTATTCAGAAAAAAACGAAGAAATTGATATTGATAGTTTAGATGAAACAATGACTATTAAATTAAATTTTACTGAAACTGAATATTGGACTGTTAAACAACAATTATCTGAAATAGCAGCAACTCCAGAACAAGCAATATGGAAATTATTAGGCAATGAGTAAGCACAGATTTAATTATAAGTGGTATTTAAAAGACGGGTATCCACAAAAAAACGGATTAAAAGTATTTGGCACTTTTATTTGTGGCGGCGGTTCTACAATGGGATATAAGTTAGCAGGATTTGAACATTTAGGCGGTGTTGAGATAGACCCTCAAGTTGCTGATGTATATAAAACAAACCACGATCCGAAATATTTATTTGTTGAGGATATTAGAGAATTTGCAAATAGAACTGAATTTCCTAAAGATTTATACGACCTTGATATTTTAGACGGTTCACCACCTTGTTCAAGTTTTTCAATGGCCGGTAACAGGGAAAAAGATTGGGGAAAAGAAAAAGTATTTCGTGAGGGACAAGCAAAGCAAAGATTAGACGACTTGTTTTTTGATTACATAAAACTTGCAAAGAAATTACAGCCGAAAGTTGTTATTGCTGAAAACGTCAAAGGAATGTTACAAGGCAATGCAAAGACTTATGTAAAACGAGTAAAAGACGAATTTGAAAAAGCAGGATACAAAGTTCAATTATTTTTACTTAATGCTGCATCAATGGGCGTACCTCAAAAAAGAGAACGGGTATTTTTTATTTGCCAAAGAAATGATTTAAACTTTCCTAAATTAGAATTAAAGTTTAATGAGGACGTAATTCCGTTTAATTTAATTGAAAATAATACAATAGGAAAAGAAATAACAGGGGAAATGCGTAAATATTGGGAACTTTGCCCGGAAGGTAACGCACTTTCAAAAGTGCATCCTAAAGGAAATTATTTTGGTAGTATTAAAGTTTCAGATAATCAAGTTTGTAATACAATAATAGCAAGCACTTCAAGTCCTTTATTGCATAATAAAAAACCGCATTATTTATCGGATAATAATATTTGTCAAATAGGAACTTATCCACTCGATTACAACTTTAAAAAGATTGAGCCAAAATATTTAATAGGTATGTCAGTTCCCCCAGTAATGACTGCACAGGTTGCAACTGAAATTTATAATCAATGGTTTAAATAAACAGCGAAATTACAGCGAAATGCCAAATAAAGAAAATATAGAAAAACACGAATTCAAAAAAGGCGAAAGCGGAAACCCTAACGGCAGACCTAAAGGAGCAAAGAATAGAAGCACAATAGCTAAGTATTGGTTAGAAGTTAATCAAAAACTAAAGAACCCTTTAACGGGTGCTGAAGAAACAATGAGCCAAGAAGATTTGATGACTTTGGCACTAATTAAAAAAGCACGTGAGGGAGATGTATCAGCATATAAGGCTTTAATGGATAGTGGTTACGGTGCTCCAATTCAACAGATAGAGCAACAACAAACAAATATTGATTTAACTAATCTTACAACCGAAGAAATAAAAGAATTATTAAAAGAGGATGAATGATAAAAGGGAAGCAATTAAACATGAATTACTACTCGAATTGTGTCGTAGGGAGTTTTGGCGGTTTTGTTTATACTACGATGAGCCATTCTTTAAAAGCCGTTTATTTCTACGTGAAATTGCAAAAGCATTCCAAGAATTAGAGGAAAACAAAATACGATCACTGAGTGTTTCAATGCCACCACGTGCCGGTAAATCTTATATTACTTCATTATTTTGTGCATGGACATTAGGCCGCAACCCAAACGAATCAGTAATGCGAAACACATGCACGGCAACACTTTATTTAAAGTTTAGTTATGATGTACGCGCAATATTGAAAAGCGATAAATTCCAAAAGGTTTTTCCAACAATTAAAATTAGTGATGATAAAGCAAATTTGAACGGTTGGAACACAAATAAATCAAAACAGGTTGGATATTTTGGCGCCGGTGTTGGGGGTACTATAATTGGATTTGGTGCTTCAAATATAGCCGTTACCGATGACCTTTATACAGGATTAGAACAGGCACTCTCAGATACTCAAAATGATAGGATAATACAATGGAAAGAGGCCACACACGACTCACGTTTTGAAAGTGGATGTAAACGAATTGATATAGGAACCCGCTGGAGCCTAAACGACGTAATAGGAAGGCAAATGAATGAGGGTATTTATGATCGTTCAATAGTTATTCCAGCCCTTGTAAATAATGAATCGTTTTGTGAATCGGTAATGACTACCGAAGAATATTTAGAGAAAAAGAAACGAACAGAGCCGAGTATTTGGGCCGCTGAGTACATGCAGGAGCCAGTAGATATTAAAGGGCGTTTGTTTAATAACTTAAAAATAATTGATTTATATGCCTTTAATCAAATTAAACAGGATATTCAAGGCTGTATTGGATATGTTGACGTAGCAGATCAAGGCGCAGATTACACGGCAATGGCAATATTAGCCGTTACAAATACCGAAATGTATGTTGTTGACTACGTATTTAATAAATCAAACACGGATATAACACTTCCTTTAATAGCAAATAAACTTAAGGAATGGAATGTTTCGTATTGTAGAGTAGAATCCAATAGTATTGGGGCTATATTTTCACGGTATTTACAGAAAGAAACACGAACAAAAATACTTCCGGTTCATAATTCAACAAATAAAATGACTCGAATTATTATGCAATCCATTTGGATTCAACATAAATTAAACTTTGTAAATACAAACACATCTGAATGCGAACAATTTATTCAAAACGTAATGCATTTCAGTAAGGAAGGTAAAAATAAAAATGATGATGCACCAGATTGCCTCGCAGGTCTTTCAATCTTTGCTCAGTCAATGTTTAAACACATTGCTTAGAATTTAAACCCCGTTTTTATTAAAATTTAATCATTACATTTGCACAAACTTAAGTTAATGGCATTTGAATTTTTGACTTCATTCGTTGACAATTACTTTCAATTCGATCGATATTCCAACCTTACACGTAATATTTTACCGCCAGCATATCAAGTGTGGGGAAAACAAGAGGCTGTTTGGTTAGATACTGGCGATGCATGGAGATTGTTTGTTGATATACCTGAATTACGGGCCGTAATAAATAAAAGAGCCACAATGATGGCCACAAATGTTCCAATATTACACGATAAAAACGGTGATGTAGTTGAAAATCATTGGTTAAATGACTTAATCAAAAAGCCAAATGGGATTCAATCATGGTCCGATGTAGTATATTCAATGAGTGTTCAGGATGCTTTATATTCAAATGTAATTGCTTACTGTCCTTTACGTTCATTTGGAGTTAGAAACTTAATTATAACGCTTCCAAACAATAAAATACAAATCAATTTAAGCGGTAAAAAGCTTAAACAAATGGAAGTAAACGACTTAATAACTAATTTCAAGTTCACATACGACGACGGGACAACAGAAACAATTACTTTAGAGGATGCGGTTTATTTAACAACTGCGGACGGTATGAATATAGTGCGCCCAATATCTCGCATTGACTCTTTGAGATTGCCACTTTCAAACATAATGGCATCTTACAAAAAACGAAATGTTTTATTGGAGAATATCGGAGCGATAGGGATATTAAGCGCACAACAAAATGATATGGGTGGTGCAATACCAATGACACCAGAGGAACGCCAAAAGATTCAAAGAGATTGGTATAAACGTCAAAAGGATGAATTAATCATTACTGAATCAAATGTTAACTGGCAACCGATGAGTTACCCAACAAGGGACTTAATGTTATTTGAGGAATTAACAGAGGATAAACTCGCATTGATTGATGCTTATGGATTGAATTATAATTTGTTTAGTTCAACTTCCGGGGCTACATTCACAAACATGAGGGATTCAATTCGTATGGCATATACTGATACAATTATTCCTGAAACGCAACAAATGTACGATTCAATGATGGCTCAATGGGGATTAGATAAAGAAGGTTATCACCTCGAAGCTAACTTTGATCATTTGCCTGTATTACAAGAGGATGAAAATCAAAAAGCAACTGCGCAAAAAACAAAAGCTGAAACTATAAAAACAATAGTTGAATTAGGTGTTACAATGAATGAGGATGAAATTAGAAGTTTACTAAATTTATAATTATGCCAATACCTAAGCCAACAGAAAACGAAAACGAACAAGAATTTATAAGCCGTTGCATGAGTGATGAAACAATGGTAAATGAATACGATAATGCGCAAAGAATGGCAATCTGTTCCGTAGCGTGGAATGAAAAAAATGTAAAGACAATGAGTAAATATGAATTAAAGGCAGCTCAAGAAATTAAGGATCTTGATTCTTCAAAAAGGGAAGTTGCTGTTTATTTAGCAAAGTTTGGAAACGTTGATTCAGATAATGATGTTATTCAAAAGGGTGCATTTAAAAAGAGTTTACAGGAACGCGGAGTTAGTTCGCAAAGCAATAGAAAAATTGCATTCCTTAGGCACCACGATTGGGAACATCAAATCGGAACATTCGTAAAGTTACAAGAGGATGATAATGGTCTTTTTGCCGTTGGTCGTTTAGGTACATCAACAAAAGGTGAGGATGCTTGGCGTGATTATCAGGACGGTATTATTCGCGAACATTCAATCGGATTTCAAAGAATAAGCGACAAAACAAAATTCGTTAAAGACACTTCAAACCCTGCAGGTGGATTTACATTACTTCAGGAGGTTAAACTTTGGGAAGGTTCCGCAGTAACATTTGGAGCAAACGAATTGACTAATGTAGTCGAAATAATGAAAAGCGAAAACAAAAAGAATTACATAGATAAAATTTCAAACGACTTACAAACCGTAATCAGTGCTTTAATAAATGGTAAGGGCTCAGATGAACGTTTGTATGAATTAGAAATGAAAGCCAAATTCCTATCTAATCAACTGACAATACTCGCACAAACAGAACCGCAAACGCATTCTGTTAAATTGTTTGAGCCAGAGCCGGAAGAATTTAGTTGGAAAGCGGTCTTCGAAACGCTTGAAACAAAGCAAACATTTGCAGATTACCCAACACAAGCCAAAGAGAATGCACGTAAAGGATTAGAGTTGAATGAGGCGGTAGGTAATAAATGCGCAACAGCGGTCGGAAAAACACGAGCTAATCAAATTTCAAAAGGTGAGGGTTTAAGCCTTGACACGTTAAAACGTACTTATTCCTATTTAAGCCGTGCGGAGGTTTATTATGATGCAAACGATACGGAAGCATGTGGAACAATATCTTATTTATTGTGGGGCGGTAAAGCCATGTTAAGCTATTGCGAAAGCAAATTAAAAGAGTTAAACGAGTTATAAATTTAAAAAAACAAAATGGAAAACAATTTGACACCTGAGCAAGTGGTTGAAAAAATCAACGGTTTGTTCTCTGAAAAAATGGCTACAGTTCCAACAAAGGATGAAGTAGCGCAATTAAAAAGCGAATTAGATAACTTCAAATCAATCGAAGTTAAAAACTCTGAAATGGAAAAAGCTATCGCGAAAATGGAAGGACGTTTAGAGGCTATGTCTGAAAAGGCAGTTGATGCTCCAAAATCTAAGGCTCCAAAAACATTGAACGAGGCATTAGTAAAAACTTATTCAGATAACTTGGATAAGATTAAAGATTCAATCGAAAAAGGTCAAAGAATTAACTTAGACGTTAAAACTGATACTACAATCGATGGAGATTATAGTGGTAACGTTGCGTTGTCAGTTCTTGAGCCAGGAGTAAATAGAATTTCACGTCCAATTAGAAGAATGAGAGAAATCTCTAATGTAGGTTCAACTACTTCAAAATTCGTTACTTATATCCAACAAACGCAAAATGTTGCACCGGGTGCTGAGGAATCACTTTGGGTTGCTGAGGCTGGTCCTAAATTTAACGGTGAGGTTAAGTACGAAGAAGTATCTGAGGAAGTTAAAAAACTTGCTGCTTACATCAAAGTTTCAAAAGAAATGTTGGCAGATTTAGCGTTTGTACGTTCTGAAATCAATACTGAGTTAATGGAAGCAATCGAGCAAAATATCGATTATTCATTAGTAAACGGTGCTGGTGGTAATGACTTGAATGGATTGTTGACTTATGCGCCTGCGTTTTCAGCGCCTTCATTTACTGGAACTGTTCCAAGTGCAAATATTTCAGATTTAATTAGAATTGCTAAGGCTCAAATCGAGGCTGCTAATTTTGTACCTACACACGTAGTATTAAATCCGGAGGATGTTGCTAAAATCGAATTGACTAAAGATGCAAGTGGTGCATATACTTACCCTGCATTTTGGGATGCAAACATGAGAGTTGCTGGTTTGATAGTTGTTTCTTCAAACAATATCGCTGCTGGCACTATGATTGTCGGTGATTTCACTAAATTCAATATCAAATTCCGTGAGGATATGAACATGAGTGTTGGTTATGAGAATGACGATTTTACTCGTAACATGATCACAATTCTTTGTGAAGCTCGTTTAGTATCTTACGTAAAAGGAAATGATGTAAATGCATTTGTTCAATCTGATATTGCAACTGATATTGCTACAATTACAGCTCCTTAATTAAATTTAATCTAATATGGAAAAGAAACCACGTAAAAAAAAGGTAGCCAATGTTGAATTGGAAAATAAAATAGAAACAGCGGAAGTTCAAAATGAGGTTACAATTGAACAAGTATCTTTGGAAGCAAACAAAGAATACACGTTTGTAAGTAATGGAAAATTCCACACGCTACCAAAAGGAACAGTTTGGAAAATGCTTGGTTCAAAAGCTGAAATATTAATTAACAAAGGTTACGGAAAACTTAAATAAAAATGATAGTTTCAATATCTGACTTTACGGGCAAATATCAATTATCTACGGGAATGTACGATCAAGCTAAATTGCAGGATTACATCAATAGATACGAGCCACGTTATTTAAAAGAATTATTTGGAATAGACTTATACAATGAGTTTAATTCAGACTTATTAAATAACGTGCCACAAAGTCCGAATTTCTTAGTCGTATTTAACCCACTTTCAGAGGATTTGGGATACTCTTTTTATCATTTTAATGGTTTATATGAGGGTGTTAATCAAATTGACTCAGAGGGGATAAAAGAGATGTTGAAAGGATTTATTTATTTTGAGTATGCTAAAGACCTTGTTAATGTAATGACTCCATTCGGCAATGTTAAACAAGCCGCTGAAAATAGCGAAGTTGCAAATACTTTATTTAGTATGATGTACACCCGTTACAATGAAGCAATCCGTTCTTATTCTTCCATTAGGAATTATATTAAATTTACTAAAACACCACCACTTGGTCAAATAGTGAATTTTACTTTGATAAATGGTGGATTAGGATATGTAACAACAAACGGATTACAGATTGTAAATGGAAACGGAACTGGAGCAACTTGTAATATTATAGCCAACTCAATTGGGGGAATTAATTTATTTACAATAACAAGTTTTGGAACAGGATATACCGATGGAACGTATACAATAACAACGGGTTCTGGATTAAATGCAGAGGTTACAATTACCACAAATTCAGGCGTAGTTAATACAGTTACCATTGAAAATCCGGGGCAAGGTTATGTTTTTGGAGATATAATTACAATTCCAGGAGGAAATGATGATGCTTTTTTTACTGTTAATAACGTTACAGTTGGCTCAGTAACTGAAATTATTATTGATAATCCTGGTAAAAACTTCCAAATTGGTGATTATGTTAATGTTATTGATGGTTTGAATAACAGTTGCACATTTCAAATTGATTACGTAGGGATAGGCGATTACAAAAAGTTTAGAGGGGTACCTAAATCAACAGCTTACTGGATATGACAAAGGATGTTTCACAATCTATTGAAGAATTAGTTGGGCAAATAAATTCAACGATAAATGGCGTTTATGATGCTATTAATTTGCGAACCGATGTATGTGATACAAAATGGTCGCGAGTTGGTAAGTACATAACCGATCCAATAAATGGGCCTTTACTAATTACTGAGATTGATTACGACACATATTTAGTTGCTGGTAATGCAAATGGAACTTTAATACTTCCAACTCCTTATTTCGTGCCGGGCACAAAGATTGCCGCCAATATGGAATGGACTAAGGTTTCAAATGATTTAACTACAAAAACCCCTTTAATCTGGTTACTGCATGATGTGAGATACCGTAAATACGGGCGTGAAAGTGTTTACGATTGGGAAAGTGATTTGAGAATATTCTTTTTAGATGAAACGGATATCGTAAATTATTACACAAAAGACCACATCGATAATGTAGTGGTACCAATGAGCAAACTTGCTGATGAATTTATTAGAGTAATAAACACCAATAGAAATTATAAAACTTTGGAGGATTACGAAATAATAAACTTTACGAGGTTCGGAACTGAAACCGAAAACGGATATATCCGAAACATATTAGATGCAAATTTAAGTGGTGTTGAATTAAGAATCACATTGATTAAATACAAAAATAATTGTAAATGTTAAATTTAAAAAATAGAAAAAATGGCAGGATGTAATTGTAATGCCGGTTTAGGTAATACTGGAAGACCGGGTTGCGTTCCTTTACAGAGCGTAACAAGTAAATTGATAATGGTTCCTTTAAAGGCTAATGATGGCACTTTAAATGGAATTGATTTGACCGCACCACTACCAACGTGGTCAGATTTAATAAATGAGGTTGATGCTTCAAAAAGATGGTTTCCTTTACCAGCGTTTGAAAATGTTGAACTTCCAAAAGCAGATTCACAATTTGAAGAAGCAAATAGCGGAAGAATGGCATTTTTACGTGAGGGTAAACGATCATTTACAGGTGAATTATGGGGTGATGATTCAACTCCAACTTTACTTGGAAAATTGAAAGCAGGTCGTTGTGTTGAATTTGGAGTTTATGTAATTGATGTTAACGGAAATTTAATTGGGTCTAAAGTAGGTAACTATTTATATCCAGTTCCAGTTGATGAGCAATCTTGGAATCCAACATTCATGTTTGCTACTGATGCAACAGTACAGAAAATCATGCTTACATTTGATTTTGATCGTTTATTTGACGATTCAACAATGTACATGATTACATCAACTGAGGCAGGTATTGACTTCAATACTTTGAGTGGTTTAATTGATGTTAACTTAGACATTATAGGTCAATCAAGTGGGGTTTCAATACAAGTTAAAGCTACTTTTGATTATGGAACAGCTCTTAATCCTATCTTATTACAAGGTGTAACAGGATTAACTGAGTGGTCTTTATATGATGTAGCTGCGCAATCAGTATTTGGTAACCCAACAGGTGTATCTGAATCACCTGCGGGTGTTTATACTTTATTGGCTGCATTAAATTCAGGTGATGACTACATTTTAAGCGTAGTTAAAAACGGATTTACTGGATCAGTTACGTTTACGGCGTTATAATTTTAACCTATAAACTAAGGAAAGGGGGTGTATATTGCACCCCTTTTTTTATTCGATTTAAAAAAAGAAAATAATTAAATTTACCTTTGTGTTATGGAAGCACTCGAAATGCTGTTAAAACGCTTTATTTCGCTTAATGAGGATAAATTATGGAGAGAGTTTTTCAATAATAAACAAAATCAAAAGTATATTATTGAAGAATTAATACAAAATGATCAACTTCAAAAGGGTATTGATGGCACTGGAGGGCGAATAACAGATAATGAAGGTAATGATAGTTATTCATTTTTAACAGAATGGATAACACGTGGAAGAAAACAAGAGGGAGATCCATATACATTAAAAGATACTGGAGAATTTTATGATTCAATGGTTATTAATGTGGGTAACAATGAAATTGAAATAGATGCTGATCCAATTAAAACAGATGCAAACTTATTTGAAAAATATGGCGATGACATTATTGGGCTTACTGACCAGAGCAAAGAAAAACTCATTGAAAAACTTAGAGAATTTACAATCAATAGGGCCCGAGAATTATTATTCCGGGATTGATGAAATGCCTCTTTACAATTGGGATAAATGTTTAGTAGGTGAATTGAAATATGTTCGTAAGGGAAAAGTAGGAAATGAAAAGATTGATAATGAAAATTGGATAAAAATTTATGATCAATACTTAACTGAATTTGGTTTGTCTAAAATGCATAAAAAATTTTTTGATGCGTTAAAAGAAAAAGCTTTACATGAGTGCGATTATGTTATAACTGGTAATAAATTTCAATTAACATTGATTGAAATGTCTGAAAGTAAGTTAAAACAAATGATTGAAATTAATAAAGTAGGTGTAACAACTGAACAAACTATGATTCATGTTTCAAAATGGGTAGGATATAGAATAAATCCACGAGAAATAACGGTAAAAGAATATTTTTATTTGATAAAAGAGTTTGAAAAAGCAATGAAAACGGAATCTAATATTATAAAAAATGGCAAAAAAAATAAGTAGCAGAGATTTATTCGATCAGGAAGATATATTCAAAGGAATAAGGGATAGTGCTGAAAAAACTTTAGTAAGTTTAAATAAAATCAATGAGGAATTTAAACAAACTGCCGTTACATTAAAACAATCTTTGAGCGGTGCTAAATTTGATAGTTCTGAATCAATAAAGAAATTCACACAAGCAACAGCCGAAGCCAATAAAATTCAAAAGCAATCAATTGAAATTGAAAAACTTAAAGAACAAGTTAGACAACAGGCAATAAAAAGCGAAAGAGAACAAGAAAAATTAGCTCAGGATAGAATAAAAACACAAAAAGCGGAAGCACAAGAAAGAGCCCGTTTGGCTAAAGAATCTGAAAAGGCTGCAAAAAACGCCGAAAGAGAAACCAGTGCATATTCTAAAATGAGTAATCAATTAAATGAATTACGAAAAAGATATAAAGATTTAGCGGTTCAAAATAAAGAAAATACAGCAGAGGGTAAATTATTACTTCAAAATATTACGCAGTTAGATACAAAATTAAAACAAGTTGATGCAACTGTAGGGCAACATCAAAGAAATGTAGGTAATTATACAGGTGCCATAAGTACTTTACAAGACGGTTTGGCTCAACTTGGTATTGCATTTGGGGTTGGCACGGTAATAACTAAGGCTGATCAAACATTAAAGAGTTTTGATGAGAATGCCGCTGATATGGCAAAAACTTTAAATGTTTCAACACAAGCTGCGCGTGATTTAAGTCAGGAATTATTAAAAATTGACACGCGAACAAGTATAACGGGATTGCAGCAAATAGCAAAAATTGGAGGCCAGTTAGGTATTGATGCAAAAAATATTATCGGATTTACTCAATCAATAGATAAATTAAATGTTGCATTAGGTGATGAATTTCAAGGGGGTGCTGAAGAAATAACAAGTGTTGTTGGTGGTTTAAGAAATGTTTTAGGTGATATAAAAACAAAAAATGTTTCACAAGATTTATTGAATATTGGTAACGCTTTAAATGTTTTAGGTGCTGAGGGTTCCGCAACTTCGCCAATAATATCAGATTTTGCAGGCCGTATTGGAGGTGTTGGTATTCCATTAGGATTAACAAGTTCACAGATTTTAGGTTTATCATCAACATTACAAGAATTAAATGTTAGTGCTGAAAGAGGTGGGACGGCAGTAAGTGGTATTTTGAAAAAAATGGCAGAAAATACGGAGGGATTTTCAAAAATTGCCGGAATGAATGCAGCTGAATTTGCAAACCTTGTTAATACAGATTTAATGGGTGCCTTTATGAAAGTAATCGAGGGTACTAAACAATTTCAAGGTAATGCAGTTGGGTTGGCAACGGCTTTGGATTCATTAAAATTGGATGGAGCTGGCGCAAGTGAGGTTTTATTAAAACTATCAACAAATACAGATTTATTAACAAAAAGAACGGATCAAGCTGGTAAAGCATTAAAAAGTACAACTTCAATAACAGATGAGTTTACAAAAAAGAATGAAACATTACAGGCAAAAACTGATAAATTAAAAAATGCAATAGATAAATACATTTTAGGAATCGATGAAAGCGGTAATGTTACCGGTAAATTTGGGGCCGTTTTAGATTTTTTAGCTGCAAATTTAGGAACTATTATAAATTTAGCAATTAAAGCTGCAACAGCATGGTTAACCTATCAAGCTGCATTAAAAGCTGTTCAAGCATATCAATTTATAATGTCTGGAGGATTACGTGAAATAGGTCAACAGATAGCGGCTCAAATACCACAAACAAGAGCATATAGATTAGAACAAATACAATTAGCAAGGGCTCAACAACAAACAGGAGTTGCCGCAACACAAGCAGGAAGCGCAGTAAGTGGTTTTGGTCAAGCATTTAAAAGCATTGCAATAGTTACAATAATAGCTGGTGTAATTGAACTGGCAATGGCATGGTGGGATGTTGCAAGTAACGCAAAAGCAGCTCGTGAAGAACAAGAACTTACGGCAAAGGCTCAAGCAGATGGAGCAAAAAAAGCACAAGAATATAATAGCAAAAGCCGTCAAAATTTAGATAAAGAATTGAATAATATTCAAAGATTAAGAAATGAAAATAAAATTTCACAAGCTGAATTTTTAAAACAAAAAGAAGCATTATTGAAAAAAACACAAAGCTCATTAACTACTGAAATTGAACTTGAAAAAAAGAAAAAAACAACAAGTGATAAAACAATTAAAGCTAATGAAAAAACTATAAAAGATTACAATGAATTAATTAAATTGGAACCAAAATTAGCAGGTGAGTACGGTAAACGCGTTGATTATTTAAAAGATCAAAATGCTAAATTAAGAGCCGGGATAAAAGGTAGCGATGCGGCCATTAAAGAATATAATGCTGATTTATCTAATTTAGGTGAGGAGGTAAAAGATGCAACAAGTGAGATAGTTGTTAATTCGCAGGCTCATCAAAAAAACACAAAAGAAATAAAAACAAATGTAAAGGCTAAACAAGAAATGCGCGATTTAACTCGTGAAATACGCGATGAACAAATTAAACAAATAGAGGATGAAAAAACACGCCGTATTACCGAAGTAATTGAAAATGCAAAAAGACGAAAACAAGATTTAGATAAAGAGGTTACAAATGCTAAACAGAAAGCACAATTAAAATTATTGATTGAAGAAAACATGCTTATTGAAATCGGTCAAATTACCGATGAATATAGTCAAATTGAATATGATAAGGAAAAAGAAGCACAAGCCAAATTAGAAGACTTAAAAAACCAAGCTATTCAAAACGAAAAAAAACGTCAGGATGAATTATTAAATGAAGCCGAAGCATTTACCGAAGAACGTCAAAGGTTATTCATGAGTGATCAAGAAAAAGAAATGCGTGATTTGAATGATTGGTATTTTGAGAAAAAAGTAATGTTTAAAGATAACCAACAGGCACTTGAGGACATTGAAATTATATATTTAAACAGAAGAAATGATATTAATTTAAAATATCAAGAATCTGAAATTGAAGCAAATCAAAAAAACCAGGATAAATTAAAAGAAGACGAAAAAGAAGCAAACAAACAAAGGTGGGAATCAATAGAAGAATTTGGACAAAAAACAACTGATTATTTTAAAGAACAATCTGAACAACGTATTGCGCAAATAGATAAAGAGATTGCAGCCGCTGAAAAACAAGCAGATTTCTATCGTGAACTTGCGGCCCAAGGTAATATTGATGCAGAGCAGAGTTTAGCAGAGCAACAAAAAATAATTGCAGAAGGCAACCGTAAAAAAGAACAAGAGCAAAGAAAACAACAACAATTAGAAATGGCAAACACATTGTTACAAACTTATTCTAATTATGCAGCAGAAGACCCAAAAACAGCACTTACAAAAACAATAAGTGATGCAACTGTATTATGGACTTTCATAAAAAGTTTGCCTATGTTTTATGATGGAACTGAAGATACTGGAAAAAATGGTCGCGGTGTTGACGGTAAAGGTGGTTTTCATGCGATATTACACCCGAACGAACGCGTAATACCGAAATCATTAAACGATCAAATTGGAGGGCTTACAAATGAAGAATTAACACGTATAGCGACACAATATCAAAGTGGCAGATTAATAGGTCAAGACGTAATGCATAGTTCATTAGAGTTGGCAGTTTTAGTAAATGAAATGAAAGATTTAAAAGAGGTAATTAAGCGCAAACCTGAAACTAATATCGAATTAGGTGAAATAACTCAGAGCGCAATGGAAATTGTAAAGAGTACTCGTCAAGGAAATACAATAGTTTATAATCGATTTAAAGTAAGAAAATGAAGCACTTTTTGAATGGTATTGAAATAAGCCCACGTAACCGGGATTCAATTGGAGTGGTAAGTGATTTTACTGGCAATCCTGACTTTTTAAGTTTAAATGTTGACACAATTATTTTACCACGCGAGGCAAATGATATTGTAAAACAGCATATACAACAAAATGGTTTATTTATTGGAATACCTTATACTGTTGACTTAAATGGTGTTACTTTGGATTATTATGTTGATTTAAGCGATGCAACCAATAAACCCATGGTTAGGCAACATGAGATTGAAATTAAAATTAAAAAAAGAAATGGGAATGATTCATTTTGGGAACGTGCAAATGGAACAAGCTGGGAATTAATACATTCAAAAAACCCTGAATTAATAGACCCTAAATTAAAAGATATTGGATATTATGTAATTCGTGATAATTATGCAGAAATGGTATTCAGTTTATCGATTGCAACATTCATGCTTACAAAAGAAATTATTGAAACAACAAAAGAAATAGCTGAACAATCTGCAGAAATATTTGCAGGAACATTAAGTGTTTCAAATGCTTTATTAGCAGCGGCAAAAGTTATTATTAGAATTATTTATTGGGCCACATTGGTGATTGCATTAATAAGTATGTTGGAGCAATTATTTAAAATTCTTTTTCCAAGAAGAAAATTCTTAAAAGGAATGTATTATCATGATTTATTAAAGGCAGGTTGTCAATATTTAGGTTATAATGTTTTTCCGTCAAGTATTACTTTTCCAAATAATCCGGGTTGGTTTATTCTTCCGATTCCATTACAAGAATCAAATGAAAGTTTTTTTGATAAAATTAGTGGTGATTTACCAGATTATTTTAATAAAGGGTGGCCAACAGCATCGGACACAATACCAACGTTTGGAGATTTTTTACGCGAATGTGAAAAGCAATTTAATGCAAAAATATTAATTGATCCATTTACAAAAACTGTAGTTCTGGAACGCAGAGATTGGTTACAACAATCAACACAGTTAGCTTTAACACCAGCTTTGAACCTACAACCAACGCGTGATGATCAATACACATACAATACTGAAGACACTTGGAAAAGATATTACATAAGATATGGATTAGATTTTACAGATACCCATACTGTTGATGGTTATATGTACGGAATACATGATGCTGAATATTCAACTGAAAATTCTTTAACAGTAATTAATCAGGATTTAATTACAATTAAAGGTTTAAATGAGGTAAGTATAAATTTTGCAATGGGTGCCGATAAAGGTAAATTAAGTGCATTGGAAGCAATTGCAGTTCCATTTGCTTTATTATGTGATTTTGTTACACGTATCTTAACTTTTGGTAATGGAGGCACACAATATGCTGCTCAAATTTTAGATCGTGTAAATGCTTTAAAAATAAGTAACGAGTATTTTGGAATTACAAAAAGTTTATTTGTTAAACCTATTCCAGGAACATCAAACCGAGTAAGTTTAAAAAGAAATCAATATGATTCAGATTATTCAGCAACAGCCCTTTGGAATAAATACCACTATATTAATTTTATTGCTAATAATGATTATATAATTAGAGAAAATGCTCGATTAAGAATACACCAAAGTGATTTTGTATCTTTGCTTCAAAATAATTATGCTTGGATTGATGGAAAGCTTTGTGAAATATTGCGCCTTGAATGGATTGATGAAAAAAGCGATGCCAATATTACCTACAAAGAACCTAATGATTGGGCAAATGGAAAAGTAACACTATTAAAAATTGATTAATGAGTGAATTAAATTATCAAGAACTTGCAAATAATTTAGAAATTGCGATGAAAAGCTTTGAAACAATTACTGCACAAGCTTTTAAGTTAGTAAAAAAAGAGGATCCTAAATTAGCTGAAAGGTTAATGAATGATTATAACCGCGCAAAGAATGCAAAAAGCACTGAAGAAATAACCGATTTAATTACAAAATATGCCAATATCAGCAAACAATAAAGAATATGTAGATATGTTTGGTAATACATTGACGTTTTATCAATCAAACGCTGGTGATTTACAAACATTTAGTTGTCGATTATTTGAAACTGTACGTGTTGAGGAAAGTGGTAGTGTTTTATTTTCTTATAATTCAGGAACTAAAACAGTTTATGTATCAGGAATAAATTTTTTAACTGAAGGTTTTGAGTCAGGGGATGAAATACAAATAATTGAATATAATTCAAACGGAAGTGTTCATCACACTCATACTACTGATGTATTATTGGCAGCGAGTAATTTTCTTATTTTAGTAACTGGTTATAGTTGGGATGATTCCAAAACTACTGTAATTGTTTTAAGTAATAAAGCAGGTCAAAAAAAGAACGGATTAACGCTTGAATTTAACTTTGTTAATAATGGAGGCACATTAACTCCAAATAGTCAAATAGACGGCATTAAAACAGTGTTTACATTTGATTTAACAGGAACTATTTTAAATCAACTTGTAATTGGTACGCAAGTAGGAAATAAATCTGGTCAATTTGAATTGGTTGCTACTATAATGGATAAAACAATTTATCCAAATACAGTAAGACAATATGATTTAGAAATTAGCTTTATTCAATGTGGCATATTAACTCCAGATAGTTTTAATTTAAGCAATTGCATTAAGCCATATTTCGGAACATTATGGGCGCGATCATTTGGCAACCCTGCAAATAATACAAATTTTATTATTTCAGACGATTCAAATACAGGTTTTTTTGATGAAGCATTCAACACGGGTGTAATTGATGCGAGTTTAGTGCAAGGAATAGTATTATTAAATCACTCGGGAGTTACTACGGGACAAATTCAAATAGATTCGGCAAGTACTGATTTTGGTTTTGGGGCTTCTTATGTTCCTTTGGATGATGCTTATTTTAAGAATCAACCTGAGGATCAATCTGAATTGTGTATGGCCGTTGAAACAACAACAGGAGTTGTTCCAATTACATTAACATCGCCTACAAATCCAACCGGTGCCGGATATATTTTAGAATTTGATAACCCGGTAACAGTTGGAACAATTACAACATGGGATTTTACATTTACTCCAAATAGTCAATTTGCTACATTTATGGAGGGCCGCGATGATGGTGATCGTTTATTTTATGTTTGGGCTAAATACGGAAATGTAAATTTATTGCTTTATAATAATCAAATAAACATACCACCGCCACAAGGTGCGCCTTTGACTGTAATTAATCATAATTTTTATGATCATTCAGAAAATATTACTTCATTAAGCATAACAGAAAGTGGTTTTTCGGGAAATATTGAAGATGATGTAGCATTTTTGGCAGACTTTTTAATACCGAATGCATCCGAAGTAACAAATGTTACATGTTTAATGGAGGCATATAATACAGTAAGTAATGAAAGTTTTGTTTTAGATAGTGTTAATTTTGATTTTGGTTCTATCCCTTTAGTTGGAGGTATATATCCAGTAAATACTTCGCAAACTGTTATAACTACTTTACCAACAACATCAGTAAAACGTGAAGCTATATTAACACGAAAAGCAAGTTTAGACACTATAACGGATTATTGTTTACATATTCATTACCCGTTCTTTTATCATTGGGAGGAATGGATAGCACAAGTAAATGCAAATGCAGATTTTTACCCTAATGAACAAACAAAAAATTGGTTTCCTTATGACACAACAGGAAATTGGACCGTACGAACTCGATTAACTGCAAATATTGATGGTTTAAATTCTGAATTTACTCAAAATGTAACTATAAAAGACTATGATTCAGACCCTAATTTAACAAATCAAATCACTTTATATAGAGAATTAACAAATAGTGCGGTTACTGTTGTTGTTGATGGTGAATTACATAAAATAGAGGGTAGGCACATACTTACTTCAGGCGTATGGGACACACCTACAGTGTGGGGAATGATTACTGTTGAGCCAACAAAGAGTTCACCACGTTGGATATGTTCAACTGTTGTAGCATTTGACAATGATTTGGCAAATCCATTAAGCCCTTTACCAGGCAATATTTATGCAACGCTTACTTTTCCAACTCCAAATGTGGCAAAAATTACTTGTTACTTTGATCCAAATAAAATTAATTTATCAAACGGTGTTAAATTCACTTCAAAAATAAAAGGATGCCATGTGTAATTGTTTAAAAATAACTTTTCAAGATACAGCAAATAGTTTACCACCGGTAACAATTGAGATGCAAGTTATCGGAACTTTAAACGGATATAATTATTGGAGTTTTGATTATTACGGAACTACTTATTTTGTTTGGCATGATGCAAGTTCAAATTGGTATATAAGTGAAACGCTTGGAAGCGCACCGTATGCAAATTCAATTAAAACAAATACAGACCCCTGCCCATTAGCCGAATCACCAGTATGGACCGACCCTAATTTTTATACATTAACAGAGCCATGTGTTAGTTGTTCTGGTAACGAGGATAGAACATATCGAGAATACAAATCAATTAAACTTCCAAAAAAATGCATTGATCAAAATAGGGGTTTGCCAGATTGTTGTTGTGAAGAATTAGTTTTAGCAGATAATAGCGGTAATTCTTTTCAAAATGACAAAGTAAGCGCATGGATGAAATTAAGCGATCCAACAGATTCAGTTGATTTTAAATTATATAAAGACGGTGTTTTAACAACTTATACACCAACTGCAGTTGCTTTTGCTCAAGAGGATAATGCATATTATACAACAATAGATTGGATTGATGTATTAACTTCTGACGGCATTGGGTGTTATGAATTAAAAATTGAATATAATGTTTCAGGCATTATTGACGTTTTTACATGGGGTCAATATAGATTATTACCTTATACCATACAAAATGCGCTTAAAACGGCTCGTTTACGTGCTGAATTTAGCGGATATCATGAAATAGAGGGAATTAATTTTACTGGTTCCGGAATTGAAAGCACATTTCGTTTTTATGGATATATTGGTAACAGGCAACCAAATATGGAAATAGACAACATTATTTACAATAATCGAGAAATGAAGCGAGTGATTCGTGAAAACTTAAATGATTATGAAGTAATATCGGACCCTGCCCTGAAATGCGTTACAGAGCCTTTGGTTGATTTGTATTTTTTAAGTGAAAACAATTTGTACATTTCAGATTATAACGCGCATAATCATGATTATTGCATAAAAGATTTGCCAGTAATTGTGAGTGATAGCCCTGAAATAACTTATTATGAATTTAGTCGTAAAGCCTCGGTTCGTTGTAAGGTTGCAGATAAATTTAAAAACAAAAGAACCTACTATTAAAAAATAAGTAAAATAACGTATAACTTTGTAAAAAAAAATAATTATGGCATCACCAACTGTTTTAGAATTAAGCTCATCAAATGGAAGCATGTCTGTTATCTCTGGTGGTAATGGAACATTTATATTAAATAATACCGCTGAAAAGGTTTATGATTGTCGTGCAATTGTAGTGTTACAAGATACTGTATTTAGTTCAATTAAATTAAAAGGTATTTTTATTGATGTAAAATCAGTTTATATTGCAGCTCCGGCAACAGCGGTAAAAGCAGGTGCAATTATAACTCCAGAAGCAGGAAAAGTATTTGAAAAGATTACATTAACATCAGGGTCTGTTGCACTTGTAAGATGATAGGGTACGGAAATAGCATGTTTTTAAGCACCATTTTAGATACTGAAATGGGCGTGGCTCCGTTTAATACGGTTGCACCTATAATTACGGGAACGGCACAAGAAGGACAAACAGTAACTTGTTCAACGGGAACATGGACCGGAACACCTACAATTACTTATGCTTATCAATGGAAGCGTAATGGATCTTCAATAATTGGTGCAAACACAAGTTCATATTTATTAAGTGTTTTTGATGTAGGTCAATCAATTACATGTACAGTAACAGCAACCAATTCAGGTGGCAGTTCTTCAGCTACTTCAAACACAATTACACCAATTTCAGCATTCACTGGATTACTTGACATTTATACAAGTGCATCAGCTGCTTATTCACTTAGAAGATTAAGCACGTCTTACACGGGTTCTTTAATTCGTGTTCGTAGAAGTTCAGATAATACTGAATTAAATATAGGTTACGATTCAAATAATGTTTTAGACGAAACTGCTTTAACTACTTTTGTTGGTGCTGGTAGTGGGTTTATAACTACATGGTACGACCAAAGTGGAAACGCAAATAATGCTGTTCAAACAACCGCTGCTAATCAACCAAGAATAGTAAATTCAGGAACTATTGATAAAGTAAACAATAAACCCTGTGCTGTTTTAGACGGAACAAATGATTCCTTTAACTTGACAAGTACAATAAATGTTTCTGCATCAAACTATCAATCGTTTGTGGGTAAAAGAACTGTTTCTGGGAATAGATTATATGCTTTAAGTGGTAGCTTTGGACAACAATATTTATTAGCTTTATTGACTGATAATAAATATTATTTACAATCTAAATCAACTCATTACAGGTTAAGTAATTCTACTGATACAACAACTGCTCAATTATTATTAACTGGTTTAAATGCGGCTGGAACAACATCAATTTATAAAAATGGTAGTTCCATTGCTTCCACTGAATTAAAAATTTCAATTACAAATCAAATAGGTTCGATTGGAAATTATTTGGGTGGTAGTGGTTTTTTACCAACTTGTGGTTTACAGGAAATTGTTTTTTATAATTTAGATCAAAGTACAAATAGAACAGGAATTGAAACAAATATTAATACTTTTTATTCAATATACTAATGGAGGTAATAGGATATAAATACACGAATGAACAAGACGTTATTGATGCAAGAGAAACTTGTGATGCTTATTATGGAATTCCAGTTTCACCTGACGATGTAACACAAAATTGGGTTGACTATCAAACAGCAAATTTAGATACGCCATTATTTTGGTATATTACATTTGATGAAAGTTTACGAGTAGTTTTAGGAGAGCCTCAAACATTTGAAGTAACAACCCCACCACCTTTTGAAAATTAATTAAACTATGATACCTTTAACAAATCAAATTTTAGAAGTAGTAAAAAAACACGGAGCAATCGGTGTACTTGCATTATGGTTAGGATATACACACTTTGAGGTGCAAGATTTAAAAGTCCGTCTTTATAACTGTTTAGAAAAAGAATCAGTTACAAAAGACCAACAGCAACCAATTGCACCAATAAAAGACACAGCCGTTATAAGCTACGAGTCTAAAAAAAGAAAGCAAGAAGTATTACATTACGACGCACCTTAAAACTAAGTTATGAGCAACGTTAAAAGCTACACAGACAATCAATTATTAGCACGAGTAAAATCCATGCCTAACTACAAAAGTGTTCCAAGTGGTTTATGGTTATTATTTGTTCGTTCTAATGAAGATGGTAACGATCAGTTTGACGATAAGTGTTACGTTTGGATAGGAGAGAAATTTCAGTTCGTAACTTCATGCACTACAAACAAAGGCAATAAAGGAACTGCCGTAATGGAGGCTGACCTTTGGAATTACGATGCTTATTCATACGGGCTTCATAGAGGCAAAATGGAGGCACTTAGACAACGTAAAGGTGTTCCATATAGACGCGACTTCACAAACGACGGTAAAACGAATCCTACAACAGAAATAAAAACGGATATTATTTACATGAATATTCATGGTGCAACTTACAATAAAGGCAGCCAACAAGTAGCCACTAAAATTGGCGGTTGGTCAGAGGGTTGTTTAGTTTTAAATAATAATCCTGACTATGAAAGAATGGTAAAAATGGCAAAGGATTACCCAAGTGTTTCAATATGTTTAATTAACGAGTTTTAAAATGGCAAAGAAAAAGATTAAAATAGATACAGATAACTTCGATATGGACCTTGAAAAAGACGGAGTAAACTTGAAAGTAGATATTGACACAAAAAACGTGGATGTAAAAATAGTAAAAGACGAATTGACGAAAGAATTTAACCTTGACGGTAAGAATATTGACATTCACGTGAAAAAATCCCCTGAAGGTTTGGAGGTGAAAGTCGATGCTAAAGGGGGTTTCTTTAAATTATTAGCAAAAAGAATCGTTAAATTTGTTTTGAAAAGATTTTCTAAGTAGATTTGTACGCATTTCTTCATAATGCTTTGTTTAATTAACCTCTGTTTCGGCAGGGGTTTTTTCTTTTTTTATATACCTTTTTCCTAATATCAGGAATATGGTTTTGAAACTTTTTTTAAAATATTTCGTATAGATTGGTATTATATTAATAATTTATATTAATTTAGCAGAAAATAATTAAACAAGTATTATGAAAAAACGAACAGGAATCTTAATTACATCGGTTGTATCTTTGATAGGATATAATTTTGAAAGCTATTTTTTAATGGGGTTGGGTATATTTTGTCTAACTTTAGTATTAATCTCTAAATCTAAAAAACATGAAATCAACTAAACATGAAAATGTGTATTATCCACATCGTCCTAACATCACTTATTTAAAGCGTAAATGGAAAACTAAAATTTGTCCTGAAGACAAAGGCGGATCATTCAACGAAAAGTTATACCTTGATTATTTAGAAGCAATCTCAAATCCTACAAAATGAACTGGCAAATTAAGCAAAAACGAACAAAGGAAGTTCACATCAAGTTAGAGTGGACAGAGAAAAGCGATTTAACGCTAATATTAGGCGATTTAAAGGACTTAATTAGCTCGGGAATAGAATCACATCACGGAGATAGGAAAAGCTCGGAGAATGAAGATAAATGGCATAAATTCGAATTTACACAATTTTACCATGAGTTACGTCCTATTGAAGATTATAGTTCAGTTGAAAGAGATATAAACGGAGAATTGAAACTTGTAATAAAAAGTAAGGTATGATTGAAGAAGCAAAAATGGCGTTATTGCTTTTTGGAGTTGGGTTTTTAAGTATTTGTATTGGATTGATATATAATTACTTTAATGGAAAATCTAATTAAAGAATTGTATTTATTAAAAGTTCCTTTTGCTGTTGTAATATCAGAGGAGATTCATGGTACGTGTTTTAGTATCGTTTATCGCAGAATTGGAATACAATCAAGGCAGCTATCAAATGACGAACGCAAATATTTTAATTCTATAAAAGAACACGGACGTAAAATCAACTACGGTTACGAGGGCAGTATATACGAGTATTTTAACTTTAAAGCAAGGCTTGATATTAAAGTAAGGCACCAATTTATTGAAGGATTAAATTACGGAAGAAAATGAAAAAACGAATGAAGAAACGCAGAAACCTAACAAGGTTTAGACACCAATCATTAATGGTAAGGAATTTAAGAATAGAAAAATACTGGAAAAGAAAATTAATAAAAATTTGGATAAACAACGAGTTTGATTAAATAATTATTTGTATATTTGTACACGGTTCGGCTTCACACTATAGAACTGAAAAGAAGTTATTAAGCCTCTTAATGAATTTGGATGTGAAGCCCCAAAGGATTTAAGGGGTTTTTTTTATGTTTAAAAGTTTACTGGTTTTCTGAAAACCTTTACAACCAAAATGGTACAAATTATTTTTTATGGTTCTGAAAAATCAGAAACAACCGATCACGAATTAAGATGTTTTTGTAATACTCATCAAGAAATTTATATTGGAATTGATATGCATTTCAATGCCGAGCATTTTATTTGTTTAGATAAAGAAACAGCTATAAAATTAAGCAAGGAATTACGTAAACAAATAGCACTAATAGAAGATGAGAAAAACATTTAATTTTTATCGTAGCTATTGGAACGTAGCAAATGAATTAAACGACAAAGACCGTTTAGCATTTTACGATGCTTTAATGAAGCGACAATTTACTGGTGTTGAAACTGACTTAGAAGGTATGGTTAAATTCGCTTATCTTTCTCAAAAGCATTCTATTGATAGGCAAATTGAAGGTTACGAAAATAAAACTAAAGAACCTTTACAAGACCCTACCGAAGGGGGTACGCAAGGGGGTATTAAAGCCCCTACGGTACAATTAAAAGAGAAAGAGAAAGAGAAAGAAGAATCTATTATAGTTCCTTTTCAGGAACGTGTAAATAAATTTTTGAATTGGTTTAATGCTGAATTTACAAAACACGGGAAACCTCAAACCAAATTTAGAACCTTAAACAACCAAACAGAAAATAATTTAAAAAAGTTATTGGATAAATACACTACTGATGAATGGAGTTTAGCTTTTGAAAATATGATTAATAACGTTTGGGTAATAGAAAATAAAAATGCAACACCCGATCATTTTTTAAGACCTGCTAATTTTGAAAAATACCTAAATGAAAATAGACCAAAAGAAAATAATTTTAAATTCGCTTGGCAATGATTGAAGGATTTAAAATAACAGAACAAGGTGATGTAGTAAGTAAGCTATATAAACACCGAGATAATTACCATAACAAAGGAAAATATTTAGGCTTTGTTGAACTTCATAAATACTATTCAATGAGTTTAGGCAACTGTACTGATTGGACTGGATTTCCTCAAAGTGGTAAGACACAGGTATTAATGGAATGTTTAATTAATACTTCAAAGTTTTATAGTTGGAAACATTTAGTTTATTTTCCTGATGTTGGTAATACAACTGAAATTGTAGCGGATTTAATTCAGAAAAAGACGGGTAAAAGTTTTGATCCAAACGCAGAAAATGTAATTACTGATTTAGAAATTACAATGGGAATGGAGTGGGTATTAAATCATTTTAATATCATAACACGAAAAAACACAAAAGGAAAAATAACACCTAAGGAATTTTGGGAATGGGCTGTTGAATTAAAGTACGAAAAAGAATTACATACAGCTTCAATAGATAGCTGGAAAGATTTAAACCACGATTATGCAACCTATGGAGGTTATGCACAATATTTAGAATATATTTTACCTTTAAGAAATTATTTAGCAGAAGAAAACAATTTACATTTTCACACAATTATACACCCTAAGTTGACTGAAAAAGAAAACGGAAAAAGAAATCCACCAAGCCCGTATGACTTAAAGGGTGGTAGTGAATGGTATAATTCAGGAAAGTGCATGATAACAGTACATCGTGAAAATCATGAATATAATGAAGCAGATATTATATTTCATAAAATTAAACCACGTTCAAATGGTGAAGTAGGTAATTTAAAGATAAAATTTGATAAAGCAACTTTATGTTATTATTTTGATAGTTTAGAAAATAATAGATTTGTAAAAGTTTTTGCAAGTGAAGAAAAACAAGAAATTAAACCTAAACAACCCGAACCAATAATAGATAAAGACGGACAATCAGCTTTAAATTGGGGTGGTGGTTTAATGTCAGCAAGTGAAAAGATTAGATTAGCAAACGAAAATCCATTTTAATATGAGCCTTGAAATGTTGAAAAGAAAGTCAGGAATGAACACGCTTTATTGGAGATTAAAGTATAGCCTTGACGAAATACAAGAGAAACACCCTGAACGATTGGACATAATTGGTCCAATGGAAGAAAGCATGAAAGAAGTAGCTGCGGTAGTTGAATATTTAACGCATTGTGAAAAGGTTTATCAAGCTACGGAAAGACGAAGCCACAGATTAGAATTAGAAAACTTACAACTTAAACAAGAAAACAGAAGTTTAAGCGAACATTTAAAAACCTTAATTAGTGGTGAGATATGAAGAAATATAGAATACTTAATTTATACGCTTGTTTAGGTGGTAATCGTTATAAGTGGGATGAGGTTGCAGACAACTTAGAAATAACAGCTGTTGAACTTGACCCGGAAGCAGCACGTTTATACAAAGAACGTTTTCCGAATGACAAAGTAATTATAGCAGACGCACACCAATATTTATTAGACCATTACAAAGAGTTTGATTTTATTTGGAGTTCGCCACCGTGTCCAACTCATTCAAAAGTTCGATTTACTCAAAAGAATCAAGATTTTTATAAACCTGAATATCCAAATATGATGTTATATCAAGAAATTATTTTTCTTAAACACCATTTTGAAGGTAAATATTGTATTGAAAATGTAAATCCGTATTACGAGCCATTAATACCAGCTCAAAAAAGAGGAAGGCATTTGTATTGGACAAATTTTAATTTACCAAATAATATAAACGAAAGAAAATGTTCAATTATGGGAGGAAAAGATGAAGTTACTCAATGGTGTGAATTTCACGATTATGATTTTAGAAAATATAAAGGAACTCAAAGGATTGACAAAATGTCGCGTAACTTAGTAGATTATGAAGCAGGGAAAACAATACTTGAAACGGCTTTGAATATATTTAGAAAGTCAGATGTAAATCAATTATCAATACTTGACGAACTATGAAAACACGAAAATGCAAGTACTGTAAAGCACAATTCCAACCATACACAACACTACAAAAGAACTGTTTTGAACCTGATTGTGTAACAGCATGGGTACAAGAAACAAAAGATAAGAATTGGAAAAGGAAAAAGGCTAAGTTAAAATTAGACTTAATGACAATTCAAGACTACATCAAGATTGCTCAGCAAGTATTCAACAAGTGGATAAACCTACGAGATAAAGGATTACCTTGTATAAGCTGCGATAAGCCAATTAACGGACGTGTAAACGCTTCGCATTACTTTAATGCTAACAACCATTGGAGTGTTCGTTTTAATGAATTTAACGTCCACAGCAGTTGCATTACGTGCAACCAATATTTAAGTGGTAATTTAATCGAGTATAGAAGTAGATTAATTAACAAAATAGGAATTGAACAATTAACACTTTTAGAGCTGGAGGCTAATAAAACACGAAAGTTTACAATAGAAGAATTAAAGCAAATAATTAACACCTATAAATTAAAGATTAAACAACATGAATTATAAATACATTTCAAAGATTTATGTAAAGCACCATAAAATGGAGTACACATATTTTATTATAAAAGCACCTAAGACTAAAAAATATCTTAAGTGTTTTCGTAAAGAAAAAGATGCTATTGAATATTTACACCAATACGCAAAAGAAAATAATATTAACGAATTTAATTTATTAAAATGATTACAGGATTTGAAACATACACACATGAGTTGACTAATGAAGAAATGGAAATTTTACCTTTGGTGATGCATGGATTTAGACACTACAAAAAGACGAACCCAATAAAGGCAGAGTTGATTGTATCTCGAATGAATGTATTTCTACATGAACACGGATATAAAATTAAAATGAGCCAACCTCGTTTACGCAAAATGGTTAACTACATTCGCACAAATGGACTCATGCCATTGATAGCGACCTCACAAGGATATTTTACAACTGATTGCAAGGTAACTATCCAAGAACAAATAACAAGCCTTCAGGAAAGAGCTAATAGTATTGAACGATGTGCAAATGGACTTAGGAAATTTTTATGAAAGTAACGGATAAAATAGAAATAACAAACGAAGATAATATGTTATTAATGGCACGTTATCCAGATAACTATTTTGATTTGGCTATTGTTGACCCTCCTTATGGAATAGGTTATAGTGGTAGAGATGGACAAAAAACAATTAAATATGATAATTCTAAACAATGGGATAATGAAACACCAACACAATCATATTTTAATGAGTTATTTAGAGTTAGTAAAAATCAAATAATTTGGGGGGCGAATTATTTTACAGAATATTTTAATTTAGGAAAAGGTATTATTTGTTGGTTTAAACATCAAAATGGTAATTTCTCTGAATGGGAATTAGCTTACACAAGTATAGGTAACGCAAAGCATTTTGATAGAAGCTATCAACAAGACCAATATAATAAAATCCACCCAACACAAAAACCTGTAGCACTTTACAAATGGCTATTAGATAAATACGCTAAGCAAGGGGACAAGATACTTGACACCCACTTAGGTAGTGGAAGTATTGCAATAGCGTGTCATGATTACGGCTTTGATTTAACAGCGTGTGAACTTGACAAAGAGTATTTTGATAAAGCAATGCAAAGGATAAATAACCACGTAGCACAATTAAAATTATTTTAAGTATTTTTTTTTGAAGTATTGTTATATTAAAAATTATTATTAAATTTGTAGAAATTAAACAAAGTAATTATGAAACATTTATTTAAAAGTCTGGCAGCGTTCCAGCAAGAAGTGAAGGTAATTCACAAAGCAACTCAAGGTTACGGGTACTCATATAGTGATCTCCCTAAAATATTTAGCGAAATTAATCCATTGTTACAGAAACACGGATTAGGCTTCACGCAACTAATCAATTCAAAAGACGGATTGAACTATCTTAAAACTGTTTTATTTCATATTGAAAGTGGAGAAATGATAGATTCTGAAACATTGATACCTTACGTACAATTAAAAGGCATGAATGATTATCAGTCTTTTGGATCAGGTGTTACTTATTTTCGTAGATACTGTTTGAGTTCAATTCTTGGATTAGTAACTGACAAAGATACGGATGCTTCAGGCGAACAGGTTAAACCAAAAAAACCAAAGATTGAAAACGATAGGCTTATGAAAGCTATTGCAGCGGTTAAGGCTGGTAATTATGAATTAGCTGATATACCGTTGAACTTTGATTTAACTGATGAGCAAATAGAAATACTTGGAAAGGTATGAAAGTAAGATGTTCACAAATAGGAAAGATTATGACAAACCCCCGTACCAAGGGGGAGAGTCTTTCTCAAACTACTAAAAGTTATTTACTTGAGTTAGCTATTGAAGAAAAATACGGAATACACAAAGAGTTTTGGAGTAGATACACGGACAAAGGAAACGAAGTAGAACCCGAAGCGATTAAATTAACTGAAAGTGTTTTAGACGTAGGTTTTATTTACAAGAATGAAGAACAATTTTCTAATGACTGGGTAACAGGAAAACCTGATGTAAACACGGATGTACTAATAGATGTTAAAAGTTCTTGGGATGCGTTTACGTTTTTTGATAAGGTAATAGAAAACGAACTAAATAACAAAGATTATTACTATCAACTTCAAGGCTATATGTGGCTAACTGACAAACAAGAGGCTTTATTGTGTTATTGTTTGATTGATACGCCTAAACAAATTGTTGACGATGAAGTTAGAAGGGAACACTGGAAACAAAATGTAATAGACGAAAGCGACGATATAAGAGCCTTTGTAGAGGATAAACACACTTTCATGCACATACCTAAGGAAAAGCGTGTTAAAACGCACGTAATTAAGCGAGATGAGAAAGTAATCGAGTCTATAAAAACACGAATTGAAGAATGTAGAGAATATTATAACCAAATAATAGAATTAGTATGAACCCGGAGATTAACCAAGAAATTCAAGACTTAAAAAAAGAACTCAAAGAAATAAAGCAATTAATAAAAGCTTTGACAATAGCAACTGACGAAGGAGTAATATTAAATGCAGATTCTTTAATAATTAAAATGTTAAAAAATAAAATAAAATAAAAATGGAAAGTAAAAACTACGGTAGCCTATCCGCTAACAAATTTAAAAAACAAGATTCACACCCTGACTTTAAAGGTAACATAACAATCAATGGAGTAAAGTTGGAATTAGCTGGTTGGAAAAAACAAGGCGATAACGGAGCTTATATAAGTTTACAAGCTCAACTGCCAAGAGATAATCAAAACGTTGTTAAACAGCCTCAAACGCAGCCTAAAAACGATTTGTCAGACTTCTTAAATAATTTCTAAATGAAAACAGCAGTAGAATGGTTACAGGATACTTGGTTAAATTATCCTGACTTATGTAGTTATGATAAAATACAAGAATGGTTTAAACAAGCCAAAGAAATGGAGAAAGAGCAGATAATGGATGCTTATAATCAAGGGAGCAATGATTATGGTTCTCAATGTTATCAACCAGAACAATACTACAACGAAACCTTTAAATCAGAATAGAATGAAAGCAAAAGAATTAAGATTAA